CAAGCGCCGCGATCTTCTCGCGTTCCTCGCGCTTCTGTTCCCGCTCCTCGAACGAGGAGACGAAACGGTCGAGCCGCTCCGTGATGGCGGAGTCGCGTTCGTCCATCCTCTGGCGGAGCATCCGCTCCGGAGCATGGGCTACCTTCTCGTTGATCACGGCGACGGCGTCGACGTAGAGATCCCGAGCCTTCGGGTCATTCAGCGCCTTGTTGTGCCAATCGGCGAGCTGCCGGTAATTGGCAAGCTCGGTCTCCTCGATTTCGACCATCGCCATCGGTTCAGCCCGGCGACTTCGACGCGTTGGGGACGTGCTGGATCGACATATCGCCCGCCGTAGCCGGCGACGGCGCCTTGCCGGCGAGGTCCGGCTTCTCGAACGGGACGCGCACGATCTGCGGATCGCTCTTCGAGATCGTCTTGGTGGCGTTCTGAAAGATGTTGATGTTGCTCAAGGGTGGGCTCCTTTACGCGGCCGGCATCGGCTGTTGCGGCGGTGGGGACGGTGGCGCGCCTTGGCCGCCGCCCTGCATGCCGCGCATCAGCGCGGTGTTGGCCGAGCTGGCGCGCTGCTGCTGCTGCAGCCGCTGCAGTTCGGTGCTCATGACGCCCTGGCTGACGGCGCCGGGCGGAACGTGTTTGGCGAGCAGCTCCTCGGCCTTGCCGATGTCGCGCCACGGATCTGAGCCGGGCGGGAAGGCAAGGCGCGCTACGCCCATCAGTTGAACGATGATGGCGATCTTGGGCAGCCCCGCCGCCTGGTTGCCGCGATTCGCAACCGGCATGGCGGCCGGCGATTGACCGGCGCCTTGCGGCATCGGCGGAGTCGCGGGGGAACCGGGCGGCGGCATTCCTGCCGGACCGGGCGCCTGGGGTTGTCCCGGATCGCCTTCGGCCATGCGCTATTTGCGCCGCTTTTTGGGATTGGCTTTGCGCTTATCGCGCATGCGTCTACCGGCGGCGCGAACGGCGCTTCATCATGCGGTTGCGAACCACCGGATTACTTCCGGCGGTGCTTGCGCCGGCGATTGCGGGCGCCTACTGGATCGATCATGGAGATCTCCATCTCGGGGTTGCGAAAATTCGGGCTACCCAAAGCGGAGAGACGGATCAGCCCGAACGGCTCAACACTTGCACACGCTCGCAACGATCCCGCATGGCTTGAATTGTCGGGAATGTCCCGCTATGATCGGTTCCCGCAATGAGTGGTTATCTTCCTGCCGCGCGCCTGAACACCAAGGAGGTTGCCGAACTGCTCGGCACGACCCGGCAGACGCTTGCGGTATGGCGGGGCCAAAAGAAGGGGCCGCCCTTCTACCGGCACGTCGGGCGGGTCTGGTACGACCGCGAACTGCTGTCGGAATGGCAACGCCGCAACACCGAGATGTGCGGGGGAAAATAGCCCCCGGCTAAGCCGCCCGCTTGCCGCCGCCGTGATGAGCGCCGCCGCCGATTGCGCGGGCGAATGCGATCGGGTCGTCCTGCTCTAGCTTGCGCAGCATCGCCGCTTTCTGCTCCTGCATCTCCTTCAGGCGCGCCAGCAGCACATCCTTATGGTTGTACGCCAACTGCTCGATGGCGCTGTCGCCGCCGATGAAGCCGGACTTGACGCCGAACGCGATCAGGTTCTGATGGTCGTCATGGTAGATCGGCGATGACGAGTGGCTGTCGACGGAGACGCGGCGGTCGTGCGGCAATTGCGTCAGCAGAAACTCACTCGCGGCGGTGTCGTCGACCCAGAAGACCTTGGCTTCCTTCGCCTGCAGGCATGCGAGCGTCGCGTCCGCCGCCGTCGCGGTCTGGCGCTCGATGAGGAGCGAGCGGTCGCGCAGCCGCGGACTCGCGGTGCGCATCAGGGTGTCGGCATGGACGCCGGCCCGCACCCCGGGCTCGCCCGAGCCCGAGAGGATGTTGGAGAACCCCGAGACGCGCTCCATCAGTTGGAGGATCATCTCGACGAACTTCAGAGCGTCCGCCGGGAAGGCCGGCGTCAGGTCATTAACCTTGGCGCCCTGATTGAGCGGCATGATGCCGCCTGTGCGCAACTGCGCCTGGAACTCCAGGAGGTCGCCCTCGTAGCCCTCGAGCGCCAGGATCTTGTCGAAGATGTTCTTGATGATGCGCTTCACGTTATCGAGCGTGCCGGAGAGGCACTCCTGCAACATCATCAGGTCGACGACTTCGGAGCGGCCCCAGAAGTATTTGGCGACGACGTTGGCCTGGATGAGCGAATACGGCAGGCAGCCGGGGCAGAACAGGTTGGTTTTCTTAGTGACGATCCGACCGTCGTTGTAGGGGGCGATCATGATGTCGGGCTCGACGATCTGGATCGTCGTGTAGTCGTCCCGTTCGTCGTCCTTCACCCAGAGCTGGTGCATCGGATAGAGGTCGGCCCCGACCTGCGGTCCCAGCGTCCCCTGATTGGGCGTGTTGGCGAGCTGCACGATGCCGCCGGGGATCGGCCGGGTCGCATTCGCGAGCGTCGTGTCGAGGATCGCGGTCGACAGCACCTGGTGCATAAAGGATGACGGCACGCCCGATCCGTGCTCGGCGGAGGATGCGGCGAGGATGCGGCGGTAGAGTTTCGCGGCCGACGGGAAGTTGCGGACGCGGCGCCACACCTCGGCCTTCGTGAGCATGACGGTCTCGACGACCGCCTCTTGTTTGGAGAGCGAATTCTCACCCTCGTTGTAGACGCCGAACTGCCACGGCATGACGAGGTTGGCGTCGATGTCGATCACCCGGATGTTCTCGCCGGTCTCGCCCGGCACGAACGACTCCTCGACGTTCTGCTTCAGGATGCAGGCGCCGTAGGTGAGGGCTTCCTTGACGCCGGCGCCGAACGTCACGTCGATGTTCTTGGCTTCCCATTCCTCCGACAGGTTCTGCCCGACGACGGCGAACCGGGTTTGCCAGTCCTTGGTCTTGTGAGTTTGCGAATTGACGGAGAAACGCAGCTCGGTCGGCGAGTAGAGATGGGAGGCGAGGCGGTCGAGGAAGCCGTAGAGCTGGTTGGCGAGCGCCATCCCGCTCGGCGCGCCGGTCTCGACCCATTGGGCATAGGAGCGGTAGGCGGCGGCGCGGGAGCCTTGGCTGACCCGGCACGTCTCGATGATGTCGAGCGCCTGCGCGGCGAGATCCCGGGGCTTCCTTTCCAGCCTCATGTTCGCATCGAGATGGTCCCGACCTTCCTTATGTTCCGGTATGATTTATGACCGCTCGCGGCCTCGCCGCAAGTGGCGCACTTGGCGCCGATCCTAAGCTCGTCCCCATGCCAGTCGGTGACGACGACGATCGGCTGCAGCCGCAGAAGATGCAGCGCGCGATGGAGGAGGCGGCTCATCCCCGCCCCTGCTCGCCTAGCGCCTGTACGGATCGCGCGATGCCGGCGTGCGCCTCCTGGATGCGGCCCGCCGCCCGAGCGCCCGCATGGGGGTACACACCCGCATGAGCCAGCGCCACATAGCCTTGTGCGGACGCCGCGCTCTGGATGCCGACGGGCGCCGACGAGTGCTGCTGCATGAAGCGCTGCACCGGGTTGGGCGGCGGCGTGACGGCGGCGATCTCGCCTTCCCGCAGGTTGTCCTTCAGGTTGGTGATGTGGAGGTTGTTGTAATCGGCGCGGTCGCCGCCCGCCATTGCGTGAGCCTGGTCGGCGCGATCGATCGAGCCTTGCTCCATCTGGCGGAACACCGCATCCGGCACTTGGTTGCCGCGTTTGGCGATCAGCGGCGCCTTCGGCTCGAACTCAGCCGGCTCATCCTCCCCCACATAGGCGCTGCACAGCGGGCAGAAGAGCGGCGCCGGCTCGGCCATCAGCCAGCGGAACTTGCCGCCGCATTCCGGGCACTGGTAGCGGCACGTATTGGGGGACGCCATTAGGAGACCAAACGCCCGGACGTTAACCTATAGGCCGCACGCGGGCACGGGTATCCCTCGATGTCGTGTCCCCTGGCCCATAAGCGCCGAGCCATTTTCGCCATCGCCCAGGGCCGGCAGAGTCGCATCAGGTCATCCGGATGCGGCAGGACCGGGCCTGGGCAATAATACATAAGATTATTGAGTCGCCGGCGCGCGAGCCGCTCGATCCGCGGCTCCAGGTCCGATCGCACAAAAATCGTCATCTCACCAGCCTCTCTGCGCCCGCAGCATCGCCGTCTGGGCCATTATGCGGGCCGTCGATTTCGTCTTGAAGAAATTCTCCAAATGGTACTGATTGTAAAGCGCCACCTGATCGGTCATCGAGAGGCGCTTCGCCGCGACCGCCGCCTTCTTGGTGGCGTTGCGGGCAATGAGGCCCCGCCGCAACTTCTCCTCGTAGCCCCGCACCGCCATCGCGGTCGCAAAGGTCCGGTCGTCCTTGCCGCGGCCCTCGGCCTCGATGGCGTCGCCGTCGCGTGTGATGTCCCGCATCTCGGTGATGAGGTCGACCGACCGCAGCACGATGGCGTCCTGGTGCAGGTAGTCGCGCAGCCGCTCCATCGCCGCCACCTTGAGCTGCGATGTTGTGTTGTGAGTCGGCACCATGCCCTCGCCCACAAGGTAAAGGCGCGACGGACTATCGACTTGGACGCATTTCACGGGAACGGATGCGACCGGCAAAACACTCACGATGCCGATACGATCGATGTTTTTCCTGCGTTGGGCGCGCGAGCTGCGATAGGCCGCCTCCCGAGCCCTCTTCCGCTCGAAATTGAACACGTAGGGACCGTCTGTCGTAAACCAGAACTGGTGCGCCACCGAACAGACGATCTCTCTGCCGTCCTCACCCAACAGCGTCGGCGTCTTTTGCAGAACCCCGGCCTTTATTCCGAGCGATGCCGTCAACTCCGCGAACTGTTTTGCCAAGATTGGGCTGGTCGTCGTAAACCCACATTGGCCGTAACGATCGACATTTCCGTCAGTGTCCATTAGGCCTCTGAGCAACTCAAGCCGCTGCTCGATCGACGCCCTAAGATACTTCGACGGGATTCGTTTATTGTTAAGCAAATCAAGGGAAGCTAGTTGTTGCCGCAACGCCGGCGCCCTAACGCGCCTGATGGATGGACGAGGCTCGTAAACATTGCGCACTTCGGTAGCGTAGCCGCGGCGATTGAGTTGTGAGGTCAGTTCCTCCAAATCGTCTGCGTGACAAGTCAGAAGCGGAGCCGCCGAATCGCCATCCCCCAGCCATACCCCAAGCACGTACGGATCGATCGTAAGTTGTGCGTCCGGCAGATCAAGCGCCGCCGCCTTGATGATAAAATGTACCGACGGGATAAGCTCTTCTGTCGTAACGACCCGGGTGCGGCAATGCCACGCATCCATCCGCTCCAATACTTGCCACAAATGGCCGGCGTCAGCGACGATACTCGTCCCGTTGCCGAACAATATCTCGTAGCATTGAGACGCGAAGATAACCTCGGAAGTTGCCGTTACGGTACAAATCTTTCCTTCGTCATCAAACAATTCTTGTCCGTCCTCGACATCACCCATGGTGATCCAACCGTCAGGAGTCGGCAACGTTGTTGATAGACTGACCGCTTTCCAGTGGTAGTTGTGGCCGGGGTTCATCGCGTCCGAACGGCCGTAGATGTACTGCCGGGCGTTCTGAAAGATATTCTGAATCCCCTTCTCGCGCGCCGCCGCCTTCAGGTAGCCGTTCTGCACGACCGCCCGCGTCAGCCCGACCTCGCGCCACACCGCCTCGCCGGGTCCGTTCAATTCGATGATGACCAGCACGCCCTGGCCGGAGCCCGACCCGTACCACCCGACCAACGTCCACACCAGCCACGCCAACTGGTGCGGCAATATCGAGCCCGAGCGGTACTCGGCCGCCTGCTCCAAACAATCGGCATAGCAGTCGAATACCTCGACGGCCGAAGTGTCGTTCTTCTCCGAATGCCCATAAGCGGGATCGCACGCGATCACATAGGTATGGTTCGGCTCGGGCTCTAGCCAGACGCGCAATTCCGATTCGCGCCATGTCCTGGCCTTGTCAATATGGCATGACGTGAAATCGACGGCCGGGGTGAACTTATAGGCCTTGTAGTCCTTGGACGCATGGGCGTTGAGGCTTTGGTTGAGGCGGTCGTTGGAGAAGAAGGTCGAGCCCGAGAGGATGAAGGCTTCGTGTTCCGTCCAGGGCTGGTCCTGCTGAATGAGGCCGTCCTGCGGATCGGGCGCGCCGGTTTCGCCCTTGGCGAGCGGGTCGGAGAAGCGGCGATACCAGGCGAGCTGCTCGCGATCGACAGCGAAGCCATAGAGGGCGGCGACCGCATCGATCCGCTTCTGCTCTTCGGCCGTCGGCGGATCGGCGCCGTACCGGGCGAAGGCGGGGCTGCCCTCGCGCAACCGCTGCGTCTCCTTGGCCCACCAGCCGATAAAGACGAATGCCTGGTTGAGCTCGTCCTCCTTGGCTTCCTCGACCATCTCCTTCCAGATGCCGGGGCCGCGGGCCGTCGATTCCCACAGATAGAGGCGGTTCGGGTTGTCCTGCGCGACCGACGATTTGAGGGATGCGAGCCCCTCGTCATTGTTCCAGGAGCAGACCTCGGAGGCCCAGATGAGGGCGAGGCCGGACGAGCGGCCCAGCACGCCGGCCGACCGGCTGTTCTTGACGCCTGCGGCCATAAAATGGAGGAACGAGCGGTTCGTCAGGCGCAGCCCGTAGCGGTTGCGGCCCTTGATGCCGGGAAAGCGGAAGCGTTCCGGCAATCCCTCGATCATATCCTCGATGTCCGTCCGGGCCGCCTCCTTGTGCTGGTCGGTGTCGAAGATCATGCCGCCCTGAATGCCGTCGTGGACGCCCATCCAGAAAAGGACGAGCGGCTTGCAGATCGTCGAGATGCCGAGCTGACGGGACTTCAGGCATTTGAGGTCGTGCACATCGTTGGCCAGCGCGGCCCACAGGGCGTCCAGGAGGCGCTGCTGCGCATCGTAGATGTTATCGTAGAGGGGCGTATCGCCGCCCGTCTCCTTCGAATCGATACGGACGAACCGCAGGAACTCGTAGAAGTTCTCGGTGAAAAGCTCGACCTTCCGGGGCGTCCAGGCGCCGCCGCCGTACCGGATCGGAACGAGGGCCGAGCCGTCAGCCATTACCGCCTCATGCCGAACGGGTTCTGCTGCCGCTCCTGCATCTCCGCGACCGCAATCGCCACCTTCCCCTGAATGGCCCCCCAAAAGCTCGCCACGTCCTGCTTCGGGTCGATCATCAGGATCGCGATCGGCTCACCGCCCCCGGGCGGCACAATGAGGGCCGCGCCGCCGAATTCGGCCGCATCGTTCTTCGCGATCCGCTCGGCCATCGCCCTGAAGGGATCGGCTTCATTCATCCGGCTTCTCCGCCCGGTGCGCGTACCGGCCCCGGACGTGCGCATGCAATGCCTCGCCGATCGACGGCGGCGTAACGCCGCCAAATGCCCCAACGCGAGCCGCCTCCTCGGGCGGCACGTCCGTATGGACGATCCGCACCCCCTTCTGCGTCACATAATGGAGCTCGCGCGTATCGGCGTCATAGCCGATCTGGGCGATCCAGGAAGAGTAGACCTCCTTCATCTCGAGCGGCATCAGCGCGCATCCAGCATGATCTGGCGAAGAATCGGCCGCAGCGTCTCGTCCGTGTCCTCAACGGTCTCGTCGGCAAACAGCAGGAACGGGATGCGCATGAAATCGACGTTGTGGCGCGCCTTCATGCGCATTGAGATGCGGCTGACGATAACGCGGCGGCGATGCTTGAGGTGCGGGCCGAACCCGCGGAACTCCTTCGTGTATTCATCCTCGCAAGGCGCGCGGATGCGCAATTGCCGGTCCTTGTGGGTCGTGAAGAAAATGCTGTCGTCCAGCCGCTGAGCCGCCGGAATGCGCGGCGCAAGACCGATCGCCCCCATCGTCATTGATTGACCCGCAGCCGCGTCAGCGCGCGCCGCAGATCCTCGCTCCCGTGCCCGGTCATCCAGACATAGGCGGTGCTGTCGTAAATCGACCAATAGGCGCTGTTGGGATCGAGCTGCACCGTGAAGGCGGGCGCTCCGGCATTGCCCGGCGTCACCCAGACGTTGGTCAGCCCCGCCACCGCGCTGGGCAGCGCCTTCGCCTGCGCCACCAGGGCGTTCATGTTGTCGACATCACTCATTCGACCCACCTCGCTCCGCCGTCCGCCACCAGCCGCTCGAACGCCTCCGCGTTCTCCCGCCCAAGCCGCCCCGCCTCATCGGGCGCCGTCAGCGCCTCCTCGAACCCCGGACCCCGCACCAGATCAATGATGCGGCCCGGACTGAAAACCTCGGCAAGCCGCACCACCACCCTGACGTCTACGCTCTCGCGCGTCGCGTACCGATTCATCGCCAGCCGATGCCAGCCGCGCTCCGCCCCATACGGGATCGCGCTCTCGTACCGATCCACTACCAGGAATCTTATCATGGCGCCGGCGAATCCGGCTCAAACAGACGTTCCGCGAGATTGCGGCTCATGACCGTCTGAACATCCCCGATCGCCACCACGATCTGGTCGAAGTCGATCGGCTGGACCGGATTGCGCCTGCACCACCGCCGCCAGCGCCACCTCTCGATCAGGGAAGCCACGCCGCAGAACGGACACCAGTTGTGTTCGCATCTCATGCCGGCAATCTACTCACCCCCAACCCAAAAGGAAAGCCCCCGGCTTTGGGGTCCGGGGGCTCTCGCACTCCTCCGAAGAAGAATGCTGCTTGACGACCGGGGGAACGATCGTCTAAGCGTGGTTTGCCACAACCGAGGCCACCATGACACCCGCCAGCCCCAACGCCAAGCAAAATCTTTCCCCCCCGCTCCGCGTCGTCGTCCAGAACGTCCGCCGCATCGACAAAGGCGCCCTCGTCGCCGTCTTCGATGCCGAAATCCCCGCCTGGAACCTCCTGCTCAAAGAATGCAAATGGTTCCACACCGACGGCCAACCCGACAGCATCACACCCCCAACCTCCTTCTGGACAACCGATAGCGGCAAGCGTATCTATCTGGACGTCATCCAGTTCACTACCCCCGAAACCCTCGAAGCCTTCGTCCAAGCCTGCCTCGCCAACCTCAAATAAAGCATCCCAGGTAAGCGGCCCACCCCGAAGCCGATGCTCGGATAGGGGAACCCGGAAACCCGCACCCGCAGATGCCCCGATACCAGGCCCGGCAGATACCCCGGACCCCAGTCGGACCCAGCAGCGATGCAACGCTGCGGAACCCCCAAATTCCCAACCTTACCAAATCTGAGGGGGGGGATATAGGGGGGGGTGTGCCCTTCATCCCCCAAAACCCTTACGCATCACCCCTTGCGTCAGCAAGGCCCAGCCCCCGCGGGCTGAGCGGCAACCTCCCCACGCAAAA